CGATCGGGCAATCGTCTTATACACCCCTCTCGCACATTACACCGGTTTCTCAGCGGTGGTTGCACGTTGCGCTAGGGCGTTGGGCTTTCTTCGAGGGGCCAAATTGGAACGCATTAAACCGAATGTCTGTGAAGGCTTCGTGTGTTTGCGTGCAATGACCTCAGAAGGCACAGTGGTGTCCATTGGGCGGGTAGATAGCCCCTACTCACTCACACTCCCCGAGTTAGATTTTGAGGCAGCCCGCTGCCATTATCTCTCGTGTGCAGGCTCCTACGGCCAAGCTCACGCTACGGTCGCACTGGAGTTGGAGAAGCGCATTGTGCAGTTGCGCGGAAAGGCGGGGTTGTTGGCTGAGTTCTTTAAGGCCAATCCTGGACCCCTGCCAATTTTGTCCATTGGGACTGCCGTCGTCGGCGAGAGGAGGTACACGTTTAACCTTGACGGGGTGGCTGAAGCCCCGTTGGCCGTGCCTTTCATGAAACCGTTCGTTAAGGGAGGAGCTTATGTTCCCTTAGGTGGTCTACCAGCCCAAATCCAAGCAGTTGAGGGTCGCGTCAAGAAGTTCACTGGTAATAAGGTGGATGAGATGCCCGTGAAGTACCTGTCCCTCGCGGTTGAGTTCTGCAAGCACGTGTTTCCCGATGCTGGCGTCCTCGACCCCTGCAGTATCGAAGAGGTTTTGAAGCGCCAACCTGCGCCCAGTCAGCAGAATCGTAATGCGACTGCCCTTACCGGGAAGCCTGACCCGTTTAAGCTCCAGACCTTCAATAAGAGGGAAACTTACGGGAAGCCCACAGATACACGGATTATCAGTCCTGCACCCCCAATCGTTATGCTCGAGTGGAGCCAGTATATCTATCCGCTCGCTGATCATTTCGCGCAGTTTTCAGATTGCGGCCTTCCTGGCATTGTGGGTGGCAGAAGTTGTCCTTGGTACGCTTTTGGAATGAAACCTGCGCAAGTGCATGAGGCTGTGGCGGCCGTTGCAACTAGCGCAAAAGTAGGCATATTGGACACCGACGCCAACCGCTTTGACGGCAATGTCAAGCTGGCGTTGCGTGAGTTTGACCAAATGCTGCTCGCCAGAGCGTATGCTCCCAGACACCATGGCGCCTTGTTCAAATGCAGGCGCAAGACCTTCCGCTACATTGCCCAGACCCCGGGTGGCTATGAGTACTGGACCGGCGACACACAGTTGTCAGGTTTTCCAGACACCGCTGCGCTTAACTCAGCGCGTAGTGCGTTTTTCTCGTATGCTGCTTTGCGCTTGCAGGGACTTTCACCTGCAGAAGCGTGGGCTGGGCTCGGTCTATATGGTGGGGATGATGGTTTCACGGCTGACCTAGATGCCGAAATTTTCCAGATGGTGGCCCGTGACTTCGGGATGAGCATGGAGTGTGTGTTCGTCCGTCGAGGAGAGATGGGTGTGAACTTCCTAGGTAGGTACTATAGCCCGGAAGTGTTTACTGGTGACACTAACAGCATGATCGATTTCGGTCGCATGATTGTAAAGTTGCACCTCACCGTTGACCTGCAAGCTACGGGCCCCCATAAGGCCTGGAAGAAGCTCGCTGAGAAGCTGACCAGTCTGGCCTGCACGGATGTGGAGACACCCGTGATCAGGGAGTTGCTGGCTGCAGCTGAGCGAACGGGCCGCTGGGAACGCCCAACAGTGGAAGGCAGTGCTTTCGTGGAAAACACCCGAGCTCCGTGGATGGACCTCGTGGTTGACGAAGCATGCCAGAAACTCAGTCTAGACCGCGAGGGCCTCGTCACGTGGCTCGGGCTCGTCAATACAGTGATCCAGTTGCTTGAGTGCCCTGGATTTGGCGAGACTGACATTGTGCTGCCTAAAACCGTGGTCATCATGAACGGGGAAGTCGTGTTGCCAGCTGGTGCAGAGCTGACGGAAAACGACGTCTTCAAGCTTGGACGTAGTACACATGTTCAGGTTCATGAAAGCAGAGCCAGTGCCAAGGCCGATGCTAAGGCTGCAACGCCCATTGACAAAGGGAAGGAGGAGTTGGATGCGTGTGAACATCCGGTTGTTCTGAATAAGAAAACTGGAACCCCATACACGTGCCCATGCCTTTGGGCGGCACCAGGGAGGAAGAAGGAAGAATCTGATGATGACTACTCGAAACGCCGCGCGCAATGGGATAGCAACCGCGCAAGGGCGGCCAAGACGGCAGGCATCAACCTTTAAGCCCAGGTGTGGCGTATGGCAGTGAACAGCCTCAAAATCTCCCGGAGTAACCGGGTAAACAAAACCGCAGTGAACAGCGTTAAAATCCTCCAGATCAACTGGGTTAACAAGCGTGGTTGTCATGTTCGGGTCGCACCCGGGTTTCGAAATTCTAAACCTGAATTTGCCTAGCCGCTTATCTGAAACGATGAGCAACAAGAACAATGCACCATCTCGTGGTGGCCGTGGCAAGCGCGGTCGCACTGGTGGTGAACCTCCTGCGCAACCTGCGCAGAAGAAGCAGAAGACTGCGCCGACCCGGCAGGCCCGCAAGAGGGCCGCCAAGCGTGGTCGTGACCAAGCACAGCGGCAAGCGCTGACTGGTCGCGGAGGGACCCAGAACCGTAGCGGATACGGTAACAAGGCTGAGATGCCGATCTGGGAATCGGAGTACATTGCAGAGATCACTCCGAGCGCGTATCCTGCGTTCTCTCTACAGCAGTTTCCGGTCAACCCGGGCCAAGCTGCCTGCTTTCCCTGGCTTGCCAAGATTGCCGCCAACTTCGAGAAGTACGAGTTTGAGTTTCTCGACTTCGTGTACAAGCGCGAGGTCTCGGAGTTTGCTTCCAATGGGCAGACTGGCAAAGTCATCATGTCGTTTGATTCAGACGCCACTGATCCCGCACCCTTCAACAAGCAGCAGATGGAAGACACAGATCCCCATGCTGACTGCATGCCATGCGAGAACATGCGCCTGTCCGTTCCTCAGGATCTTCTCAAGAAGTTCAACGACGCCAAGTTCGTTCGTCCGGGGGTTCAGCCCGCGAACACGGATTTGAAGACCTATGACATCGGCGTACTCAATGTGGCCTGTCAGGGCACTGCAGCGAACACTGCCGTTGGGGAGCTCCACGTGGAGTATGCTCTCCGACTGCGGGTCCCAATCCTCGAGAGTACCTATCAGAGCTCGGGTGTTGTGGTGAATGCTACCGGGACTGGGACGGCTACGGCCACCCCTCTTGGGACTCAAGCAAACATCGCTGTGGGTGGAAACCTCGTCGCAAGTGCCACATCTGCTGGTGTGGTCAACCTGCAAAATCTCGTGGTCGGTGCCGAGTACTCTGTGACAACAGGAGGAAAAGGTGCTGCGTCGTTCACTCCAGCTGCCTACGGTTCGTTGGTGGGCCTCACGCTGGTGAATGACTTCCATGATGGTGCAACTACTCCGTTGAGCTGGATGAGCACGTTCACTGCCACAGCTGCAGCTGCTTCGTTCACCGTTGCGGTGACGATTGGGACTCCACCTGCGACCGGCATCATTGTGTCGGTTGCGCAGGTTCCCAGCCTCGGCCTCTGACGAGTGGGCCGGCTGCGCCGCGGGGAGGCGCATTATAAGTATCCAACCATGTGCAAAGCAGGGATGCCTCTTGCACCGCATTCAAAAGCGTTAACATGTCCCAGACCATCTGGGAGTCCGAGATCGAGCGTCCGCGGGTAACTGGCGGTTAAGTCTAACTACAGGTGTCTGTCTGCCCGTAGTGGTGCATGACGACTGGTTGAGCTTGTCCCAACACTGTGTGTATGGGTTAGGTCGAAACAAAGGGTTCCCCGTATAGGGATCTGCTGAACGGTTTACATATCTGAACTCCAGGGTGAGCTGGTGGGTCGTGCCACCAACGTCAACAAAACGTTACAACCCAGAGCAGTATCACTGTGACTGACTATGCACCGCATTATAACGGTAGGGCGTATCAGCGCCCCCATTCACTAATATTAAAGACCCCGTGAGGGGCATTACAAGACTCCGTG